TTGGCTCCCGCCACCCACCACGTCGAGTAAGCGGCGCGGCAAGAAAGGGTAGCCGCCGCCCGCCGCGATAGGCTATCCCGCACAGGGCCGGTGTGCGCTGGACGGGGAAACCTGACCTGAAGACACCCGGCCCTGCTGCACGTCCGGGACAGAGGGAGGCACCATGAACGGCTGGCGTAAGAGCTCCCGCAGCAAGGCCAACGGCAACTGCGCGGAGGTGGCGGCATGGCGGGTGTCCTCCCGCTGCGAGGGCGGTGCGTGCGTCGAGATCGGCAACGGGGAGGCGGTCGTCCTCGTCCGGGACAGCAAGCTCGAGCGCTCCCCGGTGCTGGTGGTCGACGCCAAGGCTTGGGCACGGTTCACGGCGGGGCTCAAGGCCCTGACCTGATCGCTACTCCCGCGCCCCGAATGCCACGAACACGCCCTTCGATGGCCGCACGACCACCAGCCTGCGTTCCTGCAGCAGCCGCATGGCGCTCCTGACGGTCCCGAACGACACGGCGTACTCGCTTCGCAGCTCCCGCTCATTGGGCAGGCGCGCGCCGGGGGCGAACTCGCCCGCGGCTATCCGGGCCTGCAGGTGCGCGGCCAGTTGTTCGTAAACGTACGCCGGTGAGTCCTGGGGTTCCCATTCCGGTACGCGGGCCATGAATGCAACGTAGGACGCCGGGGCACGACCCGGACATACCGGACGCGTCTCAGTGTGACCCACCGCGTCCGGGCGCGTCCTGGCCGCGAAAATCACTTGTGTCCAGTTCCGGCATTCCAGCAGGTGAGCGAACGTGACAGTTCTGTCACCGGTCCGCCGCAGGATTGAATACTGTATGCAAGCCCCCCCGTGACGCCTTCACCACATACCGTGGCAATTGCTCGGGTTTTCACCCAGTGAAATCCGCGGGGCACACGAAAGGGCGGCCTGGGGAGTCCGCCGGGGAGGGAACGCACCATGCACTCGGACCACGCCTGCTCAGAACCGGAAGCAAGCCAGCCGCCAGAACGCGGCCACGATCCGGGCGCGAACCAGCCCGAGGAACTCATCCGCCTCGACGAGTTCCGTGACGAGCATCCCGGCGTGGTCGTAGGCAAGTCCGGGTTCCGCAGCGGCTGGAACGCCAGGTTCCCGCTCCGCGACGGCGAACGGTTCCTGCACCGCGCCGACCTCACTTACCTCCTGGACGACGCGGAGATCATCTGCGCCGGCGGTGACCCGCGAGCCCATCCGGACTAGCTTGAGGGTTGCGTGGCGGCGCGAGGAAGGCACACCAGCCCCCCGGTGGTGACCTTGGCTAGGACCGGCCGCCGCGACAGGGGCCGCGCCGGCTCCGTGCTCTCCTTCCGCCGGCGCGGCCCCGCTTAACGGCGCCCGGCTGGATGCCTATGCGGCTGGCATCCAGCCGGGCCACGGGATTAGCGTTCACGATCTCAGCGGCGAGAGAAGGATGTGCCCGGTGCCTGGGCCTCACACCCTGACCGGCTCAACAGCGCCCAGCATCGCCAGGGTTTACGACTTCCTGGCAGGCGGATGCGACTGGCATGACGCCGACCGGCAGCTAGCCGAGCGGATAACCGACCCGCGGGAAGGCTACCCCGGCCTGCGCCGCCTCATCGCGGACAACCGCGGTTTCCAGAACCGGGCCGCGACCTGGGCGCTGGCAGGCGGGATACGGCAGGTACTCGACATCGGCTGCGGGCTCCCGTCGCCCGCATCTGTCACCGCCACGGCCAGGGCATACGACCCGCCCGCCCGGGTGGCGTGCGTCGACATCGACCCGCTGGTCGTCTGCCACGCCGGGGCCGCCGCAGCCGGGGACCCGGGCGTGACGGTCCTCGCCGGGGACGTGAGGGAACCTGAGGCGATCCTCGCCGATCCCGCACTGCTGGAGGCCATCGACCTCAGGGAGCCCGTGTGCGCCGTCCTGGGGGCCATCCTGCACTTCATGGACGCCGGCCAGGCCGCGGATGTCACGGCCCGGCTGACGGCCCGGCTGGCGCCGGGGTCCTGCGCGGTGATCTCGACCGTCTGGTACGCGGAGCCCGAGATGGCCGCGAGGATAACGCGCTGCTACACGGCGGCGAAGCTGCGCAACCACGACCGGGCCGCCGTCGCGTCCTTCTTCACTGCCGCCGGGCTCGAGCTGGTCTCGGAGCGGGTGATGAACGTGCACTCGTGGCCGATGGCGGCGTCCGGGGTGACCAGGGACGCGATGATGCTCGGCGGGGTCGGGATCAAGCGCTTAGCTGCGAGGAGCCGGGCATCGGCACCCCGTCGGAGTTCTCTTCCAGGTAGTTGACGACCGCGAGCCTCACCACGTCGCTGAATGTCAGGCCCCTGCTCGCGGCGTGCATCCGGGCCGCCTGCAGTAGGTGCGCATCCCAGCGGACCGTGACTACCTGTTGCCCTGGGGGCGCCACGCGCGGCCTCTTTGCCGCCTCTGGGTCAAACGCCTCAGGGTGCCCGGGAATCGGCCTCACGCGCGGCCTTCCCTTGCGGCGTCCCGCCGACTGCGGGCCGGGGGAAGCTGCCTGAGGCGTGGTGACATGCCGCCAGGCGTCACCGGCCACTGCATTCTGCATGGACGTGTATTCAACGCCGAACTCGCGGGCGAGCGCGGCACAGGATTCGCCGACCGCCACCCGCCTGCGGCATTCGCGGACGATCTCGTCGGTCAGGCGTGCGTTGGGGTTACGGATCCCGATAGGCGCCGTCCCGTCGCGGCGCTTGTCCTCGCCGTTGTTCTTCAGCTTCGTTCCGTAAGACAGATTGACCAGCCTGTTGTCGCGCCTGCCTGCCGGCCCGTGGCAGACCTCCATGCCTTCGGGGCACGGACCAAGAAAAGCCCTAGCGACCAGGCCATGAATACTGAAGGTCCGGCTCCTGCCGTCACGACGCAGGCCGACGCTGGCAACGGGTCCGCAATAACTAGGCTTAAGCACCCTGCCGCCGGCATGAAATCGCGGAAGACTGCGCACGCGACCGAGGTCCGAGACCTCATACATGCCCTCGTAGCCGGCGATCGGGAGCCAGCGCTCCGGCTCATCGAAGCACATGACAATCTGTTCCATAGTTCTCGTTTCCTGCTCTGTGATTCAGGGATGCGAGGATTAGGCCTCATTCGAGTGGTAGGACATTCGGATGAGGCCGCTACGAACAGTTTACCGGAAAGGTGCTGTAATACAGGTCGTATTGCGCGCCATTTTCCGGCAGCGGAGGGGCGATCAGGGCTGGACCAGCATCAGCGGCGGCTGGCTCGTTTTCCTGGACCGCGGCGCGGGTGCCGGGCGGGAGGACTGCGCGGCACGCTCGAGCTGGCGGCCGAGGGCGACCAGCTCATCCGCCATGGACGCCTGCACGGTGCTGACGTTGTAGGCGGTGCGGACTTCCAGGAGCGTCAGGTCGAGGTCGGCCAGCTCCCGGACCGCCTCCGCTGCGGCGGGGTTGCCGCTGATCTTGGCCAGGACACGCTCGACGCTGGCGAGTGCCCTGCCGAGCCATGCATCCAGGTCCGGGCCTGCCGGTGCCGGTTCCTGTAGTCGTGCTGCCGCGCCTCCGCGCATGGTTAACCCCTGTCCCGACCCCCCCATGGGGTCACTGTGCTTCTGTCTATTCTCGCGCGGCACGGGAGTTCTCCCAACTCTCACGCGGCGCGCGCTCAGCCTTATCCGCATACGATCGAAAGCGGAGCGTATGCGGCCATTGTGATGGTTTCGTTATCATGCTGCGCTGTAGCTGCGCAGTAAGCCCGCGTTCTGCCGCTCGGACCGGCCGCCTCTGTCCGCGAGAAGCCTCGTGTAGGCGATGAGGATGCGCTTGTCTTCCTCGGGTATCCGGGGGTTAGCCCAGATGCGGGCTTCGTCTTCGCTCTCTTCCCTGGCCTCGGCAAGACCGTCGCGCTCAGCGTTAACCGCCGGTCGGTACCGCTCGATGCCCGGCTCGTCAAGGAGCTCGGCAGCAAGCGGCGAGACAGGCTTGCTGGTACCGCGCTGGGCAGGCCGCGGCTCGCCGCCGCCGATGATGCTGCGGACGGAGCCGGACTCCCACTGAAGGCCCTGGTCGATGCCGCGTTCGGTGAGCGGCGCGATGCCGGCGCTGCCCGTGCGGACGCTGTGGAGGGTTTTGAGGGACAGGCCGCCTGCTTCGGCGACGTCCTGCCAGCGGAGGCGCAGTTCGATGCGGCGGTCTTCCATGCGCCCGGCGAGGCGCTGCCGGGCTTCCGGGGTGATCGGCACGTTCGGACTCCTGCTCGTCATGCGCCGGATTCTACATGGCGATACATGACGACGCATCGCTATGCCGATCTTGCGCGGTTATACCCCCCGCGCTCTATGTAACCCCGAATCCGGGGATATGGAAACACCGGATTAGGGTTGCTTCCACACGTGATTACATGTAAATTCCTATCCATGAAGCCACCCCGCAGGCCACCCATCAACGGTGAGGTGATCCGCGAGGCGCGTCTCCGCAAGGGAATGACCCAAGAAGAGGTCCAGCTGGAGTGCGCCCGGAGCGGTCACGCCGTCTACAACCTCTCGCGCATGGAGAACGGCGACCTCAGGTGGCCGCACCCCCGCGCGCTGCTGGTTCTCTCCGAAGTCCTCGCCATGGAAGTCACCGACTTCTACGCCAAGGCCGCAGCATGACCCCCCGCCAGTCCCGGATCCTCACCGTCGCCGTAGCCGGGGTCACGGGCCTGCAGGCCGTCATGTCGCGGTCGTCGGTCACCCGCTGGGTGTTCGCCGCCGAGATCATCCTCGCCGTGTTCGCGTTCGCCCCGCTGCTCCTGCGGCCCGGCCTCGACGCGATGTACGAGCGGCGGGCCGGACGAGACCTGGAGGAGCCGGAAGGCCCCTGAAAAGAGTGTGCCCCGGCTGTGTCACCAGCCGGGGGCGGAGAACGAGTCCGCATGCAAATGGTAACGCAACGATAGGAGAACGAGCCGATATGACCATCACCGCAACCGCGCCAGCGGACGCCGGGCAGGCGGAAGAGACCTGCCGTGGCGCCTACACCGCGGGCCTGCGTGCCCTCGCCGACGTGCTGGACGGGCACCCCGAGGTGCCGCTGCCCTATCACGGCACCGGCACCGCGATCACGATCAGCGACTTCCTGTTCGCCAAGGACCCGCGTGCCGCCCTCGCCGCAGCCGCCAGGGCCCTCCCGTGCAACTGGAGCAAGGACGTCCGCGAGAGCGAGCAGTACGGCAGCTACCTCGACCTGATCGGCGAGCTGCACGGCCTCAGCATCAAGCTGACCGCCTACCGCGACGCCGTATGCGAGCGGGTCGTCACCGGTACCCGCGAGGTCACCGAGACCGTCAAGGACCCCGACGCCCTCGCCGCCGTCCCCGAGGTCGAGGTCACCAAGATCATCGAAGACGTGACCTGGCGGTGCGGCTCGATCCTCGCGCTGGCCCCTAAGGATGCGGCATGAGCGCCCGCTGGGGTCGCCTGTTCGGCCACCGTGAAGCCGCCCCCGTCTCGCGGCTGCTGGCACCGCCGCAGGCCCGCGAGGTCATCCCGCCCGGCTACGCCCCGCCATCGGCGTCCCTCGCCTCCGCCCCCGTCGCGGAGGCCAGCACCGAGACGTTCCATGCCGCACCGCACGCCACCTTCGGCGAGTGGAACACCGAGGCTGCGCGCCAGGAAGTCGCCAGCATCTTCGGCCCGGACGCCCACGGGGTTGCCACCCCGGACACTCTCGCCGCGATCCAGGCGCAGGCCGCGGAGCAGGCGGCCATCGTCGCTGAGACCCGCAGGCTGGCGGAACTGGAAGAGCAGGACAGGACCAGTTCGGACCTGCCGCTGAACCGGCCCTACACAAGCTGGGGAGACTGGGACCAGCCCCTCACCCTGGAGATGCCGCCCGTCACCACCGACGCGTGGGGTTTCGGGGGCGACTCGGGCGACCTGCGGAACCTGCCCGCGTTCCGCGAGGCCGTGAGCCGCCGCACCCGCAACGGCGCCCGCGAGTGCCTGTGCACTGCGGAAGCCGATGGCGAGAGGCGTAACACACAGGTGCCCGGCGGGACGTGGGGCAGCCGGATGGTCTGCGCGGCCGGTCACATCCTGCGGCCCGACCTGTCCGCCACCGCGTTCGTATGGCCCGCTGCGGCAGCCTGCGACGAGACGCGCGTGGACCTTACTCCCCTCCCCGCAGGAAGCGAGGCAGCGTGATGTTCCCCTGGACCAGTCTCCGCCGCCGCCCCGTCCCCGCCGGAGACCTGACCGCCGCCCTGGAACCCATGTACACCGACGGCACCAGCGGCAAGGGAGTGGGCCTGACCGGCTTCCCCCGGTTCCTCGACACCAGGACCGACGGCGATGGCGTCAGGTACGCCCGCCTGCTCATCGGGTTCGGCCCGGACGCCCACGTGATCGTCCGCACCCCAGACGCGAAGTGGTTCGCCTGCCTGGCCGAGGCCGGAGTCGCGGCATACGACGAACTCAACCCGGTCCCGGCAGCGATGGAGGAGACGGCATGACAGGCCCCGAGCACTACCGCGAAGCCGAACGGATCCTGGAGCGGACCTTCCTGGAGGACCACTACAGGAACTACCACCTGCAAACGGCGCAGGCCCACGCCACTCTCGCCCTCGCTGCCGCTACGGCTCTCATGCAGAGCGCGGCCGGGATGTTCCCCCTCGCCGAATACAAGGCATGGGTTGAGGCGGCAGCCGAACCTGCGGCATCCGACACTGAGGCGGCGATCTCATGACCGCCGCAACCACGGTCACCGTCAGCGTGACCCAGGAGCACATCGACCAAGGCAAGCCTGCCCGCTGCCATGAATGCCCTATCGCGCTGGCCATCCTCGCCGCGATGCCCGGAGCCGTCGACGCGAGCGTCTTCTATCTCAACATTGACGAGCCGCAGATCCGCGCCGCCGTCTGGATGAACAACGGCAGCGTCACTCAGCTCGCCCTTCCCGCTGAAGCCGACGCCTTCGCCCTGGCCTTCGACTGGGACGGCGACAATCCCGTCTCTCCCTTCACCTTCACTGCGGAGGCGATCGCATGAGCACCCCGACCATCACGCTGCGGGAAATCCTCCTGGACAGCCTCCACGACTCGTACTGGATGCGGCAAGCCAGGGTCGAGGAATGCCCGGCCTGCCGCAAGCACCCCGCTGGGGCCTGCACAGAACACCAGGAAGATGCAGGACTCGCACGGGATTACGAGCGGGCCCGCAAGCAGATCGAGGGGTCTACGGCCGACCCTGACGCGGCGGAAGAACTGGCTGCGCTACTCGGGGACGAGGGGGAACAGTCGTGAGCACCGAGACGATCGCCGCTGCGATCACTGGCACGCCCAACCTGAACAAAGCACTGTCTCAGCTTCAGGGTGAACTGCCGAAGGTCACCAAGACCAAGGAAGGCAAGGTCGAAGGCGAGAGCAAGAACAGCGGGAAGTCTTTCTCGTACACCTACAAATACGCCGACCTAGCCGATGTCGTCGCAGAGGTCGGGCCGCTGCTGGCCAAGTTCGGGCTGGCGTTCCACTGCGCGCCGACCATTGACCCCGCCAACCGCAGCATGATGATCCTCGCGTGGTCACTGCTTCACGAGTCCGGCGAGGAGAAGTCCGGCGAGTGGCCGCTCGGCCCGGTGAGCCAGAAGCCGCAGACGCTCGGCAGCATGATCACCTACGGCCGCCGGTACTCCTTCAGCGCCGCCATCAACATCGTGGTCGAGGACGACGACGACGGGCAGCGAGCCCAGAACGACCACAGCAGCCGCCAGTCGGCCGGCGACGTCTTCGACCAGTCCACCCCCGCGCCACCCCGCCAGAACGGCAGCAGCGAGAACGGGCAGCGCGGTCAGGTGTCCCGCCCGGCACAGCCCAAGCCGGCCGTCGCGGCGGCACCTGAGGACATCGACATCGACGCCCAGGCGTTCGCCGACGAAGCCCACCAGGCCCTGACTCTCGGCGCGCTGGAGGACATCCACCGCAGGGCGCGCGAGAAGGGCATGGTCACGGCGTTCGTCCGCAACCCGTCCGGCGGCGGAACCGGGAAGCTTGCCGTCTACCTGGACTGGCGCCGCAAGCAGCTCAAGGAAGTCGAAGACGCCATGGCCACGCTGAACGCCGCCATGGGAGAGACAGGCTTCCCCCCCGGTGAGCTTGAGACTCACGTCAAGTCGGTTACCGGCGCGGAGCTGGACGCGGCGACAGCGGCGCAGCTCCGGCACGCAACGCAGGCGATGCGGGACATGCAGGGAGCAGCGGCATGACCTGGATCGAGCAGACGGTGAAGCGGGTGCGCGACCATGACGCCGCGCGCCCGCGGTCCCTCCAGAGCGCGGTCGGCTGGTCCGAGGTCGGCGGCTGCCGGTCAGCGCTCGGCTTCCGGCTCGACGGCGCGTTCACCACCGACGACACCGACTCATGGGCAGCACAGCGCGGGACCGCGATCCACGAGTACCTGGAGCCGATCCTCGACGGCCCCGGCGTCCGCATCGAGGTAGACACCATCTACCGGGGCATCCCCGGCCACGCCGACCTCGTGGGACCGGACTACCTCGTGGACTTCAAGACCACCAGCCTCGCCAACTCCAAGCTGTGGGCCTCCGACCATTCCCTGCTGTGCCCCAAGCGCGTCCAGGTCCACGGCTACGCGGCCGGGCTGGTCGACGCGGGCGAACTGCCAGCGGACTGCACGGTGCGGCTCCTGGTGATCCCCGTGGACGGGACATTCGCCGACTGGTGGGCGTACGAGGAGCCGTTCGACCGCTCGCTAGCCGACGAGGGAGCCGACCGGCTCGAGTGGGTCCGCGACCGCATGGCGGCCGGGCAGTCGCTGCCGAAGGACAAGCCCTACGCCTGGTGCGCCTCTTGGTGCAGTTTCTTCTCGCTGTGCCGCGAGACCGGGCAGCCCGAAGGCGAGCCGATCACCGACCCGGAGCTGGCCAGCGCCGTCGCCCGCTACGGCGAGATCAACGCCACGGTGGGACCGCTGGACAAGGAGAAGAAAGCGCTCGCGCCGATGCTCCGCGGACTGCGCGGCATCGCGGACGGCTGGCGGGTGTCCACCGGCGAGGCCGGCGACGACAAGGAAGTCCTTGACGAGGCCGCTGTGTACGCCGGCTACGCAGCGCGCGGCGAGCAGGTGCCTACGACCTTCAAGCCCGGCAATGCGCCCCGGCTGACCGTCACCAAGATCAAGACCCCGAAGGCGGCGGCATGACCGAGACCATCGTCCGCGGTGACCTGCACAATCCCGCCGACGTCGAGAACAAGATCCAGGAGACCGCGAACCGGATCGCGGCCGGGGTGAGGATCATCACCGGCTGCGAGAAGGAGATGAAGGCCAAGAAGCGGGACTTCGACCTGGCCTACGCCAACGCGTACAAGAACTCCGATGGGTCCATCAAGGACCGCGAGTACGCCGCGGACATCAAGACGATGCCACACCGCGAGGAAGCCGACAACGCGGAGATCGCATACAAGCATGCGAACCGGACCGCTGACGCGCTTGAGAAGGAACTGTTCGCCTGGCAGGCGATCCTCAAGAGCGTCAACGCGATGTACGGGGCGGTGCGGGCATGATCCGCCGCACCCAGCTCGCCCGTACCTCGCGGCTGCTGCCCGGCACCAAGCCCTTGCAGCCCGGACAGCCCCCCGCACGCCACACCCCGCTCACCGGCTCCGCACCTAGAGAAGGCGCGGCGAGGGGGAAAGGCCTGCAGCCGGTCAGCGCCAAGCGGCGCGCAGAGAACCGGGAACGGGCCGCGATGGCAGACCGGCTCTGGCCTGACCGCCGCGAGGGGACCGTGATGTGCGGATGCGGCCGACCCGAATGCAACCGGCCGGCTGTGGACCTGCACGAGCCCCTCACGCGGGCACGGGGCGGCTCTATCACCGACGTTGCCAACGCGATTCCGCTCGCCCGCGAGTGCCATGACGAGATCACGTTCAAGCCCAAGAGCGAACTCGGCTGGGCTTATGCAGCTGGGCTGTTGGTTCACAGCTGGGACGCTGACGGGGACGGTGCAGCATGATCAGGCCGCTAGACCCGGAAGCCGTCGGCCCGTTCATGGACGCCAGCACCGACCAGTTCCTCGCCATCCACCGCGACGCCTGGGACGGGGAAGACGTCGCCACGTGCATCGCGGTGTCCGTCGCCACGATCACCGCCGACGCTATCGCCAGGCAGTTCCCCGGCCACCGGGAGACCGCAGGGCGAGCCATCGCAGCAGCGGCGATGACCGCCGTCGGGGCCGTACTGGACGTGCCCGCCGACACGATGCGGGAGATCGACCCGCTACAGCTCATGACCAGCATCCTCGGTTTCACCGCCGAGAAGCTCGCCAGGGAAGCAGACGAGCCGCTTGAGCCGGGCTTCGGCGGTGCGCCGTGACCCTCCTGGACTGGACCTTCCTCATCATCTGGACCGGTCTCGCCTGCTACTGGCTGGCGGGCGCACCGAGGCAGCTCAGGCATCGCCGCGAGGCACGGGAAGCGCGGGCACGGCAGGAGCAGCAGGTCGCCGCGCTCATCGCGGACGCGACCGCGGATGAGGTAGCGGAGCTTCTCGTCCCGGCCGGGACGGGGGCTGCGTCGTGACGCGGTTCCGTCCGTGGTTCCACGGCCCCGGGCCTGTCTCCATCGCGCCCCCCGAGGACATGCCGCCGCGCCCGCAGGAACGCCGCCCGCCTGACCCTCACGAGAACAGGTGGTCGATGAGCGGTCCTGTTAATCAGCGTTTCGATCCCTGCGGGGCACCCCCGCTGGCCATCAGGAAGAGAGACCGGCGATGAGCCCGGACAGGGGCACAGGCATCGACCGCGCTGAGGCCCTGCTGAAAGAGGCCGTGATCACCGAGGCGCAGCAGCGCGAAGCCGGGATCAACCTCGCGGGCCTCGCGCTGAAGGCGGCGGGCGGTGACCCGGAAGCGGCGAAACCGATGCTCCGCGAGGTTCTGGAAGCCGTGGGGGCGCTCTGGTATCCGGTGCCGCCCGGCAAGAAGCAGTTCGGACACAGGCAGGGAGAGGCGCAGTGAACACCGCCGTCACCATCGTCGACACCATCACCCGCACGGTCCTGTGGCTGGCAGGCATAGGAGCGGGACTGAAGATCGCCCTCGCCGTCGCGCCCCGGTTCCAGATCGCCGCACCGAAGGCCCCGGTACTGCCGAAGCCCGACGCCGAGGCGAAGACGGAACCGGCCGCCGAAAGCTCCGCCGACAAGCCGCTGCGGGAGGTCGCGTGACCCGCCGCATCGTCGTCATCGGAGCACTCATCGGCGGCTGGGCGGGCCTGAAGGTCACGCCTGGCTACGGAACGGCGGAGGAACGCGACGCGACCCTGGACGCGCTCATAACGCCACGCCGGAAGCAGCGAGATGCCAGGGAGCCGGCGGCGGGAGCGGCGTCGTGATCATCTTCTCCGTTCCTCTCATCGCCGCAATCCCCGTCTTCTACGGCAGGGCCCGCAACGCCCGGACTCTGAACGGCCAGGCGGTGTGGCTTGCCCTTGCGGGACTGTCCGGGTTCACGTCCATGTGGATGTCGGTGCTGACCGGGAGGTTCGGGTGACACGCACCTACGAGCCCGCCCGCCAGCTCGGCGGACACCAGTACACCCTGCCCGGGAGCCAGCCGGAACCCGCCGAGATCGTCGCCCGGGTCCGCGCCCGGTTCGCTAGGCAGTCCCCGGAGAATGCCCTGCTGGTGCGCCGCGCCGAAGCCGCGGAAGCCGAGAAGCAGGCACTGCTCGCAGCCAGGGTAGCCGCCCGGGACCCGCAGCAGCCCAGGCCGCGTCGCAACGCGAGCCGCGAGCGGCGGCAGGAACGGGTCCGGCAGTACGCCGGGCTCCGCGACCGGGGAGTGAGCCACGCCGATGCCGCGGCGCAAGTCGGCGTCCGTAGAAGCGCCGCCCGTTACTACAGGGACGAGTACGCAGCCGGGAGCGCGTCGTGACCCCCTCAGACTGCACGGGCCCGGCATGCCCCCCGCCGGCCCGTGCCGCCCGTGCCGCCGCTGACCCCGGCCGTACGGGCACGTCCCGCCCGTTCGCGACCCCCGTAGCGAACGGGCGGGACACCCCATCTTTCCCGCTGCATGACCGCGAACGGACGGCTACGGGAAAGCCCGGCCCGGTGGCCGGAGCGGAGGGCCCTGCAATCGCGCCTTCCGCTCCGCGCCGGGTGCGGGCACAAGCATCCTCCGGGACCGCGCCTTCGGAATCGAGCGCGGCCCCGGAGGGGGAAACCAGGCGGACGTTCACGATCGCCATGCCGCCCGGCCTCAAGCTGCTGTCCCTCAACGGCCGGGAGCACTGGTCCGAGCGGGCACGGCGCACTGAGGCGCTGAAGAAAGCCGCCTGGGCGCTCGCCTTGCAAGCGAAGATCCCGCGGCTCGAGCGCGTCTCCGTCGTCGTGGAGTACCAGCCCCCCGACCGCAGGCACCGTGACGCGGAGAACACCTGCGCTGCGAGCGGGAAAGCGGCGATCGACGGGATCGTGAAAGCGGGCGTGCTCGAGGACGACGAGTGCCCGCGGTACGTCGCCGGGATCTGGTGCACCATCGGCGCGATCTACCCGAAAGGGCGGCTCGTCCTGCACCTGACCGAGGTCGAGGCGCTTGCAGAGCTGGGCGGTGCGGCATGAGGCCGCGGCTACTGGACCTGTACTGCTGCCAGGGTGGCGCCGCGACGGGCTACGACCGGGCCGGGTTCGAGGTCGTGGGCGTGGACACCGAGCCGCAGCCGCGGTACCCGTTCGAGTTCGTCCGCGCCGACGCGCTGACGGTGCTGGACACGTTCGATGAGTTCTGCTGGGCGCACGGCGACTTCGATGCGATCCATGCCAGCCCGCCATGCCAGGATCACTCCCCGACACGGGACTTCGGCGGCGACCATGGCACCGGGTGGCTGCTCGCCGCCACGCTTGAGCGACTGCACGGTTTCCCGGTCCCGTGGATCGTGGAGAACGTGGCGGGCTCGCCCCTGCCGCACCAGGATGACCTGTTCGGCTCCAGTGGCCTGACGCTCTGCGGCTGCATGTTCTCCGAGCTCCGCGGCCTGCTGTACGAGGACCGGCTGTTCGAGGCCTCGTTCGGCATCCCGCAGCCCGGTCATGTCCTGCATCAGTGGCCGCAGACCAAGATGGGCCGCCAGCCCAAGCCCGGCGAGTGCATGCAGCTGACGGGGCACTTCAGTGACGCCGAGGAAGGACGTCGGCGGATGCGTGCCCCGTGGATGAACCGGGACGGCCTAGCGCAGGCGATTCCGCCAGCATTCACGGAGTACATCGGCACCCGCCTGCTCGAGCACCTGACAGCGGAGGCCGCCGCATGAGCTACAACCTGTCACGCGTCTGCTTGTGTGCCCACCGTCACAGTCCGGGCTCCTGTCCTGTCCTGTCATGCGGCTGCGGGGAACTGAGACCGGACATGCGGGTGCGCGAGGAACCGGATGACACGGAGACCGCAGCGAGGGAGAAGGCCGGGTGATCGTCCGGGCAGCAGAAAGCGCCCCAGCGGGGATGGTGACCCGCTGGGGCTTCTTGGCGTCGTCAGGAGCTGGTGCGGGCCTTCTTGCGCGCCAGCGCTTCTTGCTGCTCGAGGTAGCGCTTCGTCGGGAGGATCTCGCCGCGACGGATCCGCTCATCCTCGACGTGGCGCCGGATCGTCTCACGGGTCAGCCCAGTTTCCTTGACGAGTTCGGCCTGCCATCCGCGGCGCCCGTTAGCGGCCTTCATCGCCTCATAGAACGCGGCGCCGATGCGGGCGGAGCGCTGCTCTTCCGCCTCAGGCGACGTGGCCGCGAGCGCGGCGCGAAGTTCGGTCATGGCCTCTTCCTCTGTCACGTGGTCAGGATGCCACACCCATGTGGCCAACACCATGATAGCATCACGCTCACTTCCATTGGCCAACTTGTGTTGGCCAATGATTGCTGGCATAGTTAGGCAAGCCGAAGACATCGCGCGGCGGCATCACCTGAACACCTAAAGCAACTCGACCCCCTGAAAGGACGGCGCCACATGTCCCGCTGGTCACTGCCCGGCGAATACGAGGGGAAGTCGTACCGGTCCCACACAGAAACGCGATGGGCGATCTTCTTCAAAGAGCTGGGCCTGGACGCCACATACGAGCCGCAGGGGTTCGTCATCGACGGGATGGCCTACCTGCCCGACTTCATCATCAAGGGACTCCCCTTGGGTGATCTCTGGATCGAGATCAAGCCGGACTGGAAGGAAGACCCGGAGGGCGTTGCGAAGTGGCGGAAGTTCGCAGCGCAGCGCCCGCAGCCATCACGCACGGCGCTGTTCGCAGGCTTGCCCACGCCGCACATCAAGCCGGTTCTCATCGGTGGCGACGACACCGCCAAGGAGCCTGGCCAGGGTGGCTGGGAGGACGACACGCACGAGTGGCGCCCCTGCCCGAGCGGCGAGCATTTCGACCTCGCGTTCCCCGGCGTGTTCTACGGGCGGCTCGTTGAAGATGGCTGCCCGGCCGATCCGACCGACTTCGGCGGCGGCGGCGAGGCGAAGATCGCCGCGGCTTCCGTGGTCGCGCTCGCCTACCGCTTCGGCAAGGGCGGTACCGGCAAGGGCGAGACCAAGGGAACGGCGGCGTAACTGTGCCAGCGGGGGAGCTGCATCTACAGCTGGCCGTGACCTTCCCGAAGAACGCGAAGGTGCGACGGCTGAATCGCTACGGGCGCGACGCCCGGATGCTGCGCGACTTGTACGTTCAGATGCTTCTGTTCTGCAAGGAAACCAAGTCGGACGGCTTCGTGCCCGAGGACGAGATTGCTTTTCTCGTTCTCCCGGACAGCGAGAAGAACGGCCAGCGCGACGCCGGCCGCCTCGTTGAGGTCGGCCTGATCGAACGCGGCGACTACGGATACCAGGTCGCGGGCTGGCTGGAGCGCAACCCTAGCCGCGAGGCCATAGAGCGGAAGTCGCACGCCAAGGCCCGCGGTGCACGGCACGCCAACCACCGGCGCTGGCACGTTGAGCAGGAAAGTCCCGACCCGGACTGCGAATGGTGCCGGAAAGAGGCTCTGATGTCTGATCAGACTACCGATCAGACATCAGAGCAGAGTTCAGATCAGTTGCCCATCGCTGGCCGGATCGGTGATGCGAAACGGTCTGACTCCAAAGAGACAGAGTCAGAGACAGAGACATATTCAGAGACAGAGGAAGAGGCAGGTAAAAACCTTGGCCGGCAGAGGCCGGCCGGCGTCGAGGTCGGCTCCGACGCCGATCCTGACTTCGCCGCGTTCTGGGATGTGTACCCGCGCCGCGTCGCCAAGGGGCAGGCCCGCAAGGCATGGAAGACCGCCGTCGTCAAGGGTGCCGTGGACCCGAAGGTGATCATTCTCGGCGCCGAGCGCTACCGCGACGACTACCAGCGCCAGTCGCGGCCCATCGACTACACCAAGCATCCCGCCACCTGGCTGAACGGCGAATGCTGGATCGAGCAGCAGGACGACGCGGAAGACACCCCCCCGGCCCGGATCAACTACCCGACCTCGCCCTACGAGAACTGAGCCATGGACGCACTCACTGAGGTTCTGCTGCCGAGGCTCGAGGGAGTCCGCCAGCTCGGCGGCTACTGGAAAGCCTGCTGCCCGGCCCACGAGGACCGCGAGGCCAGCATGACGATCGGCCGCGGCACGTCACACCCGGTCGTCATCCGCTGCCACGCCAATTGCGCGGCCGAAGACATCCTCGCCAAGATCGGCCTCACCTGGAATGACCTCTGCACGCCGCGGGACGAGCAGCAGTCGCAAGCCGAGTGGACCCCGCACGGCGATGCGGTCGCGGTCTACAGCTACGTGGACGAGAGCGAGAAGCTGCTGTTCCAGGTGCTCCGCACCGCGACGAAGAGCTTCCCGCAGCGAGTCCCTGACGCCACGCGCAAGAGCGGCTGGCGCTGGAGTCTCGGCGAGACCCGTCGCGTCCTGTACCGCCTGCCGAAGGTGATCGAGGCCGTCAAGGACGGCGAGATCATTTACGTGGTCGAGGGCGAGAAGGATGTCCACGCGCTCGAGGCCGCGGGCGTCACTGCGACATGCAATCCGGGCGGCGCCGGGAAGTGGCGGTCCGAGTACGCGGAATTCCTCCGCGAGGCCATCGTGATCATCATCGCGGACAAGGACAAGCCCGGGCAGGCCCACGCCCGGCAGGTCGCCGCAAGCCTTAACGACATCGCCGGGGCAGTCGAGATCCACGAGGCCGCCGGCGACCTCAAGGATGTATCGGACCACCTGCGGGCCGGTCATTCGCTCGCCGAGCTCGAGGTCACCTTCCGCGGCGACGACACGGGGAAGCCCGACCTCGCCCCGGACCTGTACGAGTTCATCTCGATCATCGACCCGCCGAGCGACTGGGTGATACCCGAGTTGCTTGAGCGCGGCGACCGCCTCATCTGGACCGGATTCGAGGGGCTGGGCAAGAGCGTCGTCATCCGGCAGCTCGCAGTCGCCGCGGCGGCTGGCGTGCATCCGTTCACCGATGAGCCGATCACTCCGCAGCGCGTCCTTTTCATCGACTGCGAGAACCCTGACCGCAAATCGCGGCGCCACTTCCGCAAGCTCGAGGCCATCGCCCGCGGCCAGGGCCACCCGGTCCCCGAGGGCGCGCTGCGCATCCTGCAGAAGCCCGCGGGAATCGACCTGACCCGCGAGGAAGACGCCGCGTGGCTACTCGAGCGCGTCACCGCACATCAGCCGAGCCTGCTGGTCTGCGGCCCGTTCTACCGCCTGCATGCCACGGACACGAACGAGGAATCGGCGGCCCGCCTCGTCGTCTCCGCCCTGGACGCCGCCCGCGTCAAGGCGGACTGCGCTCTCGTCACCGAAGCCCACGCCGGCCATGGCGACGGCGTTAACCGCAGCATCCGCCCGACCGGCTCGAGCCTGCTCATGCGCTGGCCCGAGTTTGGCTACGGCATCAAGCCTCAAGGCGACACCGACGAGAACGGCCGGCATCGCCTCGTGTCCGTGCTTCCGTGGCGCGGCCCGCGCGAAGAGCGTCACTGGCCGCAGGAGCTGATGTGGGGCACGCATGAATTCGACTGGCCCTGGAAAGTCGCCGACGGGCTCAACCTGGCCGGCAAGAAATCGAAATAGGAGATCAACATGAGCACTGACGTAACGCTGACCGGACGCCTCACGCGAGACCCGGACCTGAAGTTCAGCCAAGCAGGCAAGGCCGTGGCCCGGTTCTCGGTAGTCACGTCCCGCCGCGTTAAGGACCAGCAGACCGGCGAGTGGTCGGATTCCGATGTCACCTACTGGGATTGCGTGGCGTTCGGTGAGCTGGCCAGCAACATCACCGACTCGCTCACCAAGGGGACCGGCGTCATCGTCACCGGCCACGCCTCGCAAGAGGAGTGGACCACCAAGGACGGCGAGAAGCGCAAATCCCTCAAGGTGGTCGCCGAGGACGTGGCCGCGTCACTGCGCTTCCATTCAGCGAAGGTCATGCGGGCCGACCGGCAGACCGCGGACGCCCCGAAGACCGCGGCGCGGGATGAGAACCCCTTCGACTCGGAACCACCGTTCTAATGGGCGCGGCAAGGGTTCCGGTCAAGGTCGGCGACCTGACCGTCTACGCATGGCTGGACGCCGAGAATGTCGAGCGACTCGGCGAGCGCAGTCTCTCGCTCGGCTCGCATGGCTACGCCCAGATGTGCGAGGGCCCCGGACTCAATCGGACCATCCTCCTGCATCGCTGGGTAATGGGCGCCACCCGCTATGACGGCCAGATCGTAGATCACATCAACGGCAACCGGCTTGACTGCCGGAAGGTCAACCTGCGGTTCGTCACGGCGAGCGAGTCCAGCGCCAACGTCAAGGGACGCGCGGCCAGCGGTTTTCGAGGCGTCTACCCGATGAAGGGCAAGTGGCAGGCCCGCGCCAAGCAGGGCGGCCGGATCCACAACCTTGGCGTTTACGGCACTCCCGAGGAAGCTGCCAAGGTCGCGCACCAGTGGCGGCTAGAGAACCTGCCGGGCTACACGGGACGGGATATCGCCGCATGATCACCATCCCCGCTCCGCCCCCCGCCATGGCCGACGCATGCCCGGAGTGCCCCCCAGGCATCCCCGACGCATCGCCCCCCATCGGTCCCGTAACCGGGTCCGGCCGCTTCCGGGTCACCGACCACCAGTGCCAGGAGTGCGGGACCGCCTGGACGGCGACCTCTGACCGCTGGGGCTTTGTGCATGACCGGAGCATCGCCATCGCCCCGGAGCAGGCAAGAGCGGCATGAGCGAGAACGAATCCGAACGAACCGAAACAGGAGAACACCGATGAGCCGCTTCAGCGACTACGACGACTACGACGGCGAGCCCGAGCAGATCCTGGCTCAGGGCCGGTGGGAACGGAACGCCCGCGCGACCCTCAAGAGCAAGCGCGGCCGGAAGGCCCTGGCCGAGATCCGCGAAGCACTGCTAGCACTCCCCGAGAAGCGGCTGATCGAGGGCGCGCTATGCACGGTGGGTGGCCCGGCCCGCGTAGCCGGTGTCACGCAGGAGGCGATAGCGGCGAAGGTCGCAGAACACCGCGCCCGCGCGATCGAGTGCAATCTCACCTTCGATGACCGCGACGCCGGATTCGTTGAGAAGTGGATGCGCCAGGACGTGGACGAGCAGCGCCGCGCGATCGAGGAGACGGCTAGCGGCCAAGGCGAGGGTGTCTGCCTGATCGGCGCCTACCTGTGGCACCGCAAGGTCCGCGAAGGGGCCGACCCTGCGGAAGCGTTCGCCGCCCTGCCTGCGATCGCGTCCCTTGACGACGGCAATCCGCTGACGGAGACCGCCGAGCTGGCCGCACAGCAAGCCGGGATCGCCTACACGCTCGCGTGGGAGCTGGCCTACCGCAATGACGAGACGTACCGCGGCAAGACCCCTGAGGAGCGCTACACGGCGTTCCTGGCGTGGATCGACGCCGAGCTTGCTAGTCAGTCCCAGCCTGCCGCGTGACCACCCGGGACCGGCCAGACGACCACGACGCCCCCGTCCAGATGACCACCGACCACCGGAAGGACCGAGCATGAGCACCACCGAAACGACCGAAGCGGACCGCGCGAAGCAGATCCGCGACCGACTGGCCGAGATAGCCCCGTGGCCTGAATGGGGCACCGAGATCACGGCCGAAGGCGTGGCCCGCTACCTCGCCGTTTGCGCGCAGATCAGCTGGATACGGAACGTAACCCCGTTCATCCGCAGCGACCAGGAGATTCCTGTCGCGCAGGTCGTCGCCCAGTTCGCCGCCGCGCACGCCCTGCTGGCACTGGCCGAGGCGGACCCGGATCGCGCAAAGCTCACCGCTGCGCAGATCGCGGACGCCTGGAACGACGGCGGCGGGATCGGCGAGTGGCTGTGGGAGCACCTGACCGCGCTCGGCATCGACGTGGACGAGATCGGCCGACTGGATACCGCGCGGCTGGCACTCGACAAGCCTGCTGCCCTGGAGACCTCGCTCGCCGACGGCCCCTGCTGCACCGGCTGCGGTCCCGCCTGTGCCTGCGGTGGCAGTCCGCACGAGACCGAAAGGACCGACCGATGAGCACCACCGAACCGGGCCGCAAGATCTACCTTGCCGCCCGCTACAGCCGCAACGAGGAGATGCGCGGAGTACGCGACGTCCTCGAAGCGCTCGGCCACAAGGTCACGTCCCGTTGGATCGACCAGCACGGCGGGAACCTGCTCGAATCCGTCGTCGCCGAGAAGCTGAACGCGGACCCGGCGGCATGCGCTCACTACGCTCTCGTGGACCTGGATGACCTGTCTGCCGCTGACACGCTGATCTCGTTCACCTCCGAAGGCGGCGGCGGGAAGGGCGGCCGTCACGTTGAGCTTGGTGTGGCGATCGGGCTGGGTCTGCGCCTGGTCCTCGCCGGCCCGCGTGAGCATGTGTTCCACACCCTGCCGGACATCGAGTGGTACCCGGACTGGGCGCACCTGGTGATGGCATGGGCGCCCGCGACCGACCTCCTGTGTCCTGGCGGCTGCGGTTGCAGGCTCGGCACCGATGACGCCGACCGGAACGAGTGCGGATGCGACGAGGGATGCTGCGGTGGCTAACATTCCCCGCTGGCTGGAACTGCAGGCCGAGATCGACTACCGGATATGGCTGCTCAACGAGATGCGGCGCGAGGTTGAGACCGAGGGCAAGCGGCTGACCCCGCTCGGCCGCCTGATCGATGAGGCGGCCGGCTATGACGAGAAGCGTCTCACCGAAGCCAAGGAGATCATCGCCGAGATCGAGGCGCTGAAGGCCGAGTGGGACGCCCTGAACGGAGGCAGCGATGACTGAGCAGCGCCCTGAGATCGCCGCTAGCGATTCCGTGCCCGACGACACGGCACGAGACGCGCCGGCCGCTCTCGGGCGGCCTGACGCCCGCGCGGGGGCATCCTCGCCCGGACGGGAGGCGCTAGGCCGCATCGTCCACGCCAAGCGCCTCGCCTGCGAAGCCGAGCGGGCCAAGGCGGAAGGGCGGAAACGGTTCAGCATGCCGCCCTGGGAGGAACGCCCCCGCTGGCAGCAAGAGCTCGACATGGCGATCGGTGAGGCTGTAGCGGCCGCCGTGCGCGAGGCGGACGGGGCGAAGCTGGCCGAGACCCGCCGCCAGGCCTGCGAGTGGACCACGACCGACGACGGTTCGGCCGCCAGTGCCACAGAAGCGGTCTGCGGCTGGACGATCCTGGCCATCATCGGCACCGAGCCCGAGCCGCCCCGCCGGACCGCCGCGGAGCTCGCCCGCCTGGACCGGATGGTCACCGAGCACGGGAACGCCGTCGCTGCCGTCAGGAAGGCACTGGACATGGCCGCTGCCCTGGGGGACGCCAACCGCAAGGTGATCGCTGCGGCACGGGACGGGCTGAAGGTGCTGGAAGGCGCCGAGGAAGGAACGCGGTCGTGATCCACCAGATCTCGCTAGCCGAATGCCTGGAGCAGTACTCGCCGCCCGCCAGGGTGCTCAACGTCAGCGCATGCGACGACACCGTGTTCGTGCGGATCTGCAGCGTCGAGCAGGACCACCTGAGCGAGAAGCACACGGAGATCGCGGAGATCTCCGTCAGCCTCCCGGCGCTGATCGAGGCGCTGAACCTGCTGGCTGCCGACCATGAGCGGGAGGAACTGCGGCCGGTCGATCACGACGGCAGGACGCGCGAGACGCGGTTTGCGGGACGGCGCCTGACGATCGCCCCGGTCTCGCCTGTCTCGGCCGTAGGCGCACTCACGGAGCATTACAGGCACACGCCGCCGCCAGGAAGGCGCGTCGGCGCCGAGGGGGATGACCGTGGCTGAACTGCTAGACGAACTCGACGCCGCCAACTGCTGGTGCGGACGCAGCGAAGACGAGTGCGAGGAAGCCGGCGGATGCTGCTGGAGCAACGCGCTGGGCGACCTGAAGGCAAAGGCGACTGAGGCCGAATCCGAAGCAGCCACGATCCGCGGTCACGCGCAACGCTACTTCCGCGCCTTTTACGGACCCGATTACCTCTACCGCGCCCCGGAGACGTTCCCGAACGTGCTGGAGCGGTGGATCTGGGCCGTCGGCGCAGGAGTTCCGGAATTGGCCCACGTCGCCATCGCGGACATCGAGCGGTACTGCGCTGAGCGCGACGCAAGAGACGGTGAGGTCGATCCCGATGCCTGATGACCCGCTGGAGGCGCTGACCGCTCACTGCGGGACATGCGGCGGCGTCTTCGAGGTGGCATGGTGCCCGGCGCGGGGCGTGTGGCTGTGCATGGTGTGCCGGCACGACCGGAGCAACAGCGAGCTCCGCATGCCGCTGGCGATGAAAGGCGCGCTGCAAGACGCGGCGAGAACGGAGACCTCGTGACCATTCACCAGCTCAAGGACCGCTGCTGGACGCTCGAACCGAACCCGTGGGGTGACAGCGACTGCGGCATCCCGCACCACAAGACGTGGGCCGAAGCGAGCGAAGCTCTCGCAGAACTCCGCAAGGAGCGCGGCCCGGATCCGCGCGATCTCGCCGATCTTGAGCGCGTCCGGCCCGAGCAGGGGGAAAGCCCGTGCTGGATCGCGGAATGCGACTCGCCGGGCTGTGAAGAGACTTACTCCGACGAGGACAGCGGAGGCGAGCACTACGGCAGCGCGGACTCGCTCATGACGTGGATGACCGCGGACGGCTGGACGACCGGTGTGCCGGACAAGGCGTACTGCTACGGCGACGCCGAAGGGGGAACCCCGCCGCCGCCGTCTCCTGCCGAGCTTGAGGCGGCCGGACAGCTCAGGTTCCCCGGAGTCGCGTGATGGACTGCCGCACCTGCCCCGGTGTCGTCGTCCCCCGTCGCGGCGGCTGCGCTCACGGACTGTGCCCCAACTGCTGGAACCGGTGGAAGGCCGCGGATTTCCCCGCGGACGGCCCGCCGCCGCCTGTGCGCCCGTGGGGCCGCACCCTGCCCGCGAGGACCGAGGATTACGCGTGGCTCCGCTCATGGGGTGCCACGTTGGAGGTAGCGGCTGCACGGCTGGGAGTGAGCCTGAGGACGGCGGAACGGTACGAGGTGCGGAGGCTGGCGGCTAGAGACGCAGCGACGACGGAGGCCAGTCGTGCCGCCTGACCGCCCCGTGAAGCTCACGCTCCCGGCCCGTGAGCCGGGAGCACGGCGGATCATGGCGGACGGGGTTCAGGTTGGCGTCTGCCTCCAGATGCACACCCGGAAGTGGCGGGCGTACCTGTGGCAGCGGCCGGGCATCGTGGGGTTCGCCCGCGAGGTCAAGGCTGACACCGTGGCCGAGCTGCGCGCTGTGATCGGGGAACGGCTGGAGTCGGGCGGGCCATGGTGGACGGAGTGAGCGCGCTGCCTGATCCCTATGAGCCGGATGATGCCGACGACAGGATGAGTGCATCATGCCTGTGATCCTCGGGACCTGGCGCGAGTCGGAACTGCTGATAAAGATCGGCCGGCGCATCGCTGCGGCACGCACGGATGCGGGCATGACGCAGCAGGAGCTAGCCGACCGCGCGTGCATACACCGCTCCAGCGTGGCGAACCTGGAGCGGGGCAATCAGGAGATGGCCATAACCCGGCTGGCGCTGCTGGCCCAGATCCTGCACATCAAGCTTGAGGATCTGGTCAGGTGAGCGCGGGAGGATCAGCCACGGGGTACTGGCGCGCTGCTCGTCCCGCAGCGGCCAGCCGGTCACGCTACCGCGCCGGTTTCCGGGTCGCGGTTCAGGAACACGACCGGGCTCCCGTCGCTGGCCACGAATGCGATCCAGCTCCGGTCGTCCGGTTCGATCCAGCCCTGATAGCCCACGTCGGCCGGGTGGTCGTACCTGCTCACCGTGATGTTGCCCATGACTCTCACCTCCCTTCGCTGCCGAGCCTAGTCCTTACGCCGCCTACCGGCGGGATGAGAGTAGCAGCAGGAAGCAAGCCAGAACATCCCTCGATTTACCTGCGATCCCGCGCCCATTTGGGCGTATTGCAGCCCGCCCATTTGGGCGTGAGTAACGACCTGCGGTTCCGCGCCCGTTTGGGCGCGCCGCCCGTGCGGCCTCCGATGACCCGCGCCCGATGGTCGGGCCGTACGCCGAGCTTGTCGAGTGCTTCGATCGTGCCGAGTCCGGCCAGCCGCAGCATCATCAGCTTCATGGTCATGGGCGGCACGCCGGCTAGCGCCAGTTCGATAAGTTCGTCATGGCTGATCACCTCGCGGCGGCTGCCTCCGGGCATGCAAGAGCCGATGAGCCGGGCAAGGTGCGGGCGCACCGCTTCCTTGTCATGCTCGCCACACCATGACTTCCACCGCACATGCTTGCCCGGTGCGTCGTATTCCAGAGACCGCAGCGTGCCGCAGCCGGGAACAGGGCACGGCGCACGCCACTGCCCGTTCGGCTCGCGGCGTCCGTCTAGTGCGAGCGACCAGTGATCAGCGGCGCAGTCCTGTGCATCGGGCAGGCCAAGGCCGCAAGCCACCCCGGTAACTCCCTGACGGCGCGCGGAGTCCGGGCAGGGTCAAATGGCATACTGAGCACGCTCCTTGAGAAGGGAGTGGGCAGGGCCGGCGTTCTTCTTTGCGGTTGGGCGCCGGTCCTGTCGTTTTCTGTCGGGGACAGCTGCGGGCTAGCCGGCCGGGGCCTTGCGCCTGCCCATCCATTTCTCGATGTCGGCGCGTCTCCAGACCTTGCCCATGTGCAGCACTCCGAGCGGCTTCGGAAAGCCGACCTCGCGGGAGAGCTGGTTGGCGCGCGAACGGGTCACGCCCAGCAGCTCACCGATCTCATGCGCGCCGAGGACGTGGCGCGTGTCGTATTCCATGTCACCGATTGTACTCCCCAGTTGACAAGCGCGGGTAGAGGCTGGTACGTTTCTCATATGGCAAGCGCGACTGGCAAGTATCCTGAATGGGCTTACGAGCACAACACCGACGACTCGCTGACCCTCAACTACTACGGCAACCCGATCGTCAGCCCCGAGCACTTCATGGAAGAGCACGTGGCCACCGTGCCGGCAGCGGGCGGCCTGCCGCCGTGGTGCACCTGCGGCTGGACCCGCCACAGCGGCCACGAGATGGCCGACCACCTCGCCGCGATGGAGGCCTAGCCATGAGCGACTACCCCGAGCACGACAAGCTGTCTGCGGTCGCTGAGCAAACGCAGGCCATCGGCGAGTTCATGGAATGGCTGGAGGGCAAGGGAGCCTTCCTGGCCCATTACGTCGATGGCATGAACTTCCCGCGCCAGTTCGACGCGAGCATCCGCGACTTGCTCGCCGAGTGGGCCGGTATTGACCAGAACAAGCTTGAGGCCGAGAAGCGCCAGATGCTCAACGCAATGCGCGCGGCGAACGAGAGGGCCTGACCCCGTGACCACCACCACAGACACCAAGCTCACCCGGGCCGAGGACGCCTACGCCCACCTCGCCAGCTTCCAGCGCGGCGACTCCGTAGAAGTCTCCGGCCGGCGGATCAGCTTCCCCGCCGTCGTCATGACCCCGCAGCAGCACGACCACGCCGACATCAACCGCTGCCATCTGGCCGTCTCCAGCAACGGCAGCGAGGTGCGGATCACGGTCGGCCTGCTGCTGGCCGGTCAGTACGCGATCACCCCCGCCAGCGAGAGGGCCGGCGTCCGCTACTTCGACACGGCCCGCTACGACGCCGGAAAGGCGGCCTGAGCCATGAGCGCCCCGCACCCCGTCACCCCTCCCGGCCTTGCGCGCGATGCGTACCTGACGCGGGCGCTGGCAGTACAGGAGGCCGCCGAGAGGCTTCTGGCCAACGCGGGCTACATCTTGCAGGATCTGGACCGGGCCCGCACTCCGCGCTTGCGGTCGGTTCTGGACGACGCCTTGAAGCTGGCCCGTGACATTGAGGTAATGGACGCGCTGTCCGCCTTCCAGCCGACCGAGGAGGGCTGATCCGTGACCAATGCCCCCACCCCGCAGGCCATCAGCGCCTTGCTCCGGAAAGCCGGATTCGTTCGCGCTATCTCGCTGCTGCGCGGCGGCGTGTCCGGCTATAGCGTCTCGAAGTACGGCGCCGGACCTGACGTAGAGGTCCGCTACTCGTCCGTCTCGATGGGCACCAGCAACGAGCACCGCCTGATGCACCTCGCCAGATACGAGCGGGTACTCAGCATGCACGGCTACGCGGTCGAGACCGACGCGCAGGCCTGCCGGCTCATCGTCACCACGAAGACGGAGGCATAAGCCATGACCACCCTTCACCCCGCAGACCCGATGCCCTACATCATCGCCCACGACAACCGCGTCAAGCTGCTGGACCTCACCCCCTTCCGCCAGCACCAGGAAGTAGCCGCAGTAGAGCACGAAGACGCAGGAAACCCGCTTGAGTCCGGAGCCGTCCACTACGGCACCGTGACCGAGGCCCGCCTGTGCTCCGTCACTGCCCGGTTCGGCGACGGGAACGAGCAGCTATTCCTGCTGGACTCCCGCGGCTCGGCGTGGCGCGAGAGCGGGCGCCTGCGCCTGGTCCCCGTCTGCCGCTGCGACGAGCCCATCACAGGCACTCCGGTGACTGACCAGTCCGGCCACCCGTTCTGCACTGAGGACTGCCGGGACGATGACGCCGCGACGTGGGCCGGTCAGCACTACGGGGCAGGAGTAGCGACATGAGCGCGAAGCCCTGGATCGTCCACCACCGCGACGGCTGGTGCGCGCTCCCTGCCGGTGCCGAACCGGACCCGGAAGCACTCAACGACCCGACCTTGTGTGGCTACGTCGTGACCATGAGGGGCGGCAGCAAGCGAAGGCAAGCCCGACTGCCTGGAGTGCCTTGCCGTGCTGAACGCACGAGCCGATCAGCCATCCGCCCCCAGGGCGGGAAAGGAATAGAGCATGGACACCGAGACCGCCGCATGGCCGTTCGATGCCTACCAGGATGACCCGCTGGCCGCGCTACGAATCCCTGTTGTCGGCAGCCCGTGGCCCGGATGGAAGTACGAGGTGGCGCTGCTCTGCCCCGACTCCCCGGCCGGCCAGGATCTCTACCCGTCGCTGCGTCCTGACGACGCCGAGGTCCGCCAGGTCGTGGCCTACATCGAGTACCGCATGCTCTATTACAACGAGAACTGGAAAGCCGGGATGCGCAAGCGCCCGCTCGACGTCGACGGGACGACGAACACGGTCATCCTGCAGAAGCGCGCCAAGGGCGGCTGGTGCTACCGGCGCGCGTCATGGCAGACCGGCCCGTGCATGATCCCGCCCTGGAACAGCGACGAGCGCCTGAGCCTCGAGCAGGTGCTCGACAAGATCAACGACCTGGTTCCGGCGAAGTGGCAGACGTTCAAGGACGCACACCCAGAAGCTTTCAGTGAGGTGAGCACCTGTGAGTGACGACCTGACCGCCATCCTGGCCGGTATCCGGGCCGACGCCGAGGGCTTCATCATCGACTCCGATGAGGACTGCGCAGAGGTCCGGGTGTCCTGTCTCGGCCACAACGCGCTCCGCCTCCTGTCTGCTGTAGACGCGGTACTGGCGCTGACCCGCGACAGCACAGGCAACGACCGGCACCGCGAGCGCGTCCTGACTGTCGGCGACGTCCGCGAGGCCATCACCCGCGAGCTGACCGGGGGGGCTGGCGATGGAAGCTGAACAGAAGCCTAGGCTCTCCCGTAAGATCCGGGACGCGGCCGAGGCCGCTATCATCGGCACGGCTGTCGACTTCGGCCAGGATCGCGTAGTGGCCGGCGATTCCGGGGCGCTGGCCGAGGCTGCCGTCGCTGCTGCCTATCCGCTCATCGAGCGCGAAGTATGCCGCAGGATGGCCCGCGAGATCCTGCACCTTCACCACGTGAACCGCCAGTGCTCCGGGAACGCGGGCCCGTGGGGAAGCATGGACATCAGCCTGAGGCGGATCGAGCGAGGCGAGGCACTGCCGGACTGGCGCGAGCTGCGCGGAGGGGAAGGTGCCGAGCATGGCTGAATACGCCAGCGAGGACGTGATGACGGAGATCGCCCGGCTCCGCGAGCACATCGACACCGACCACGGCATCATGGTCCAGCTCGGCCTGATCGCCGACCACGCCCTCCAGATGCTGGAGCACGTGAACATGTACACGCCTGAGGATCGCGAGCTTCACGCCCGCGCGGTCGGTGCTCTCCGGGGACGGCTGGACGAGCTCGCAGCAGCGATGAAGGAAGCGAACGAGGCGGCCGGCGGTGCCTGAGCCCGGGACCATCACCATCGTGTGCACCGCCCACCGCCGCCGCGTGAAGCCCGGACCGGGAGACCTCCTCGAGCACGTGGGCGGCAACGTGGACCGCTACTGCACGAGCGAGCAGTTCACGATCCGCCGTGAGCAGGTTACCGACCGGGGGACCGCGGGCGCGATGCTGGCCGGCCTGGAGACGGGGAATGAGAGATCGTGAGCGCAGTCTGGTTCTCGTCGGATAGCCACTTCCTTCACCGGTTCGTGGCGGCCCTGCGTGGCTTCGACACCCCAGAGGAGCACGACGAGGCCATCATCGACCGATGGAACGAGATGGTGCGCCCCGATGACCTCGTGTGGCATCTGGGAGACGTAGGCCTCGGTAGCGAGACGCTGATACTCGAGCAGGCCGCGCGGCTGAACGGGCGCAAGCAGCTCATCACCGGCAACCACGACGCATGCTGGCCGGGTCACCGGGACTCGCGGAAGCATCAGCGCCGCTGGCTCGAGGTCTTCGAGTCGGTGCAGGCGTTCGCGCGGATACGCATCGACGGGCGCCAGGTGCTGCTGTCACACTTCCCCTACGAGGGCGATCACGTCGGCGAGGACCGGGCCACGCAGTACCGGCTGCGGGACGAGGGCGCGTGGCTGATCCACGGCCACACCCACCTGCAGAACCGGCTCGGGCCGCACCCGCGCTATCTGACGATCATGGATCCCGCGACCGGAGGGCCAGGCAAACCGCATCCGCGCGGCCGGGAGGTCCATGCCGGGCTTGACGCCTGGGATCTGCGACCGGCCAGCGAGGCGGCGATCCTCGGCGTGATCCGCGAGTACGAGGCGAGCATGGATGACGCGGCCGACGTGACGAGGGAACGCCTAGCGCAAGTCCGGGCCGCTACTCCGCTAGCCTGACCTCACGGCTGCCGCGCCAGCCGATTCCCGGAAACGGGACAATTTGCCTCGCCCTGCTCCCTGCCCTCGCTGCATCTCTTCCGCCCCTCCGCGCGATGCAGTAGCATCCCGTCCCACACCCGACGCACGGCCCGGACCCCGCCTTGCCGCCCAGCAAGGAAGGACGCCCATGACCGGCACGGAGCTGTCCGCCCGCGATCCCCGCAGGCTCGTCGTCGTCGAGCTCTCCGGGGAACTCGACATCGGCGCCGCGGCGCTCCTCGGGGCGGCGCTCACCAGGGTTGTGGCCCGCCGTCCGGTGATCGACGTTGACCTTTCGCCGCGGCACCCGCTGGACTCGCCTGCGCTGCCGTACTGGGTGATGCGCTGGACTGTTTGACCGGCAGGACTCATCCGGACCGGCCCACCCAGTGGCCTCATGTGGCCCGGTGGAATCTCTGGGCTCATCCGTTCCGGTGGCATCACGGGGACAGGACGCCGGCGGAGGCCGGTCCGGACTGGGGCCGTCGGGGGGACGTGACAGCGCCTAACCCGCCCCAACGTTTCCAACGCTAGCCAACGTCTGAAGTTGCAGGCCAGAACGGCACCCCGGATCGGGCCGCAGGCGGGGCCGGAAGCCGCACAAGAACCACTCCTACCGATGGCATTGCAGGTCAGGGGCCACTTTCTGCCTCAGGGGCCGTCACGGGGCCGTCATCGGCCTCAAAAGCGGCCTCGATCGCCCTCAGGGCACGCCCCTCGGCCACCGGCATCAGGTGCGCGTAAACCCTCAGCGTCACCGACGCGTCATGGTGGCCCAGATACTCCGACACTGCCTTGATGTCAACCCCTCCGGCGAGAAGAGTCGAGGCGTAGAAGTGGCGCAGCTGATGCAGCCCGCCCTCGGTCATGCCCGCCGCGTTCCGGGCCGGCCGCCACGCCATCGTGTTGAACGTCGAGTGCATCATCGGGCCGCCGTTCTTAGTGAACAGCAGCGCGACGGTAACCGGCTTCCCGTGCCGCTTCAGGTTCTTGGGGTCATTCCACGGCAGCGTCACCTCCACGGGAGGGAAGCGCTCCATGTGGGCGGCCAGCGCGAACCTGACCCACTCGGGCAGCGGCACGTCCCGCTCCTTATCTCCCTTCGGCAGCGAGAACCACAGGCGCCCGTTGATCCGCGTTACCTGCCGCACGATCCGCGCTCGCCGCTTCAGCAGCCCGGCAGCATCTTCAGCCAGGCCGAATATCTCCCCCTGCCGCAGCCCGAGCCCTGACCCGCAGTCGGCCACGGCCCGCCACTGCTCGGGCAGCCCGGCGCGGAGCTCGGAGATCTGGGCGGATGTCCACGGGATGAGCTTGCGCCTCGGCGGGAGCTGGATCTTCGCCACCTTGGCCTCGCACGGATTCCGGGCGATCAGGCCGTCCTCCAGTGCCGTGCCGAGAAGGCTGGACAGGGTGATGCGGACCTGGCTCTGCCCTGCCGGCGTCATGGGCAGCCCCTGCAAGAATTTCCCGATGATGCTCGGCCGCTGGCTGAGCTGAGCCAGGGGGTGAGCGCCGAGGCCCGGCAGGATGTGGAGCCGGAGCTGCCGGCGGATCTGCTCGCCGCGGGCGGAGTCGGCATGATAGGCATCCACCCACCCCTCCGCGTACTTCCGCAGGCTCACCCTCCCGGCGTCGGGATCACGGTAGGAACCGGCGAGCTTGGAGTGCTCGACCTCGGTGAGGAAGTTCTCGGCCATCACCTTCGTGGCGAAGCTGCGGTTCCGCTCCCGCCCGTCCGGGTCCTCGTACCGGGCCCGCCAGCGCCGGCCGTTGCCGTGCCGTGCGCTGCGTTCCTTGCCGGCCTTGCCGTTCTCGTCCTTGACGGTGGTGAACCACCGGTCCTCGACATGGCTCACGGTTCGTTCCTCTCGTCGCCGGCTGCGATCAGCATCCCGGTCGTGTACTGGGCTTGCGCGTACAGGTCTTGCAGTTCCTCGACCTGGGCGGCCGACTCGCGCACGGCATGCCCGGCGGCGTCGAGCGCGGCGCGGCGCTGCTCGAGCCGGTGGGTTGCCTGGAGAAGCTGCCCGAGCAGCTCCCGTTCCTCGTCCCTCGCTGCGGCGAGGGCGTCCTGCATGTCCCGCTGGCGGGGGTCGGTCATGAGGTCGTCCAGCTGGGTGCGGAGCACGGCGGCGAGGCGGACGGCCTCGTTGAGGCGTACGGGCCGCTGGCAGGCCTCTATCTTGGCGATGGTGCTCTGCAGCATGGCGAGCCCCTGCGCGGTCATTCCCCTGGCGACTTCGGCCTGGGTCATGCCGAGCTTCTCCCGGATCTCGCGGACCCGGGCGGCGAGGACGCGTTCCGGTTCGCCGGCGTACTCGTCCCGCATGCCGGGGGAGTCCCCGGATTCAGGGGTTACCGTTGGCTGGCGTTGATTCGTCACGGGGATATTAAACCGCATCCCGGTACAGGTTGCATATAGCCAACGGATATGCGAACCTGTCGTCATCATCCCCGTGACGGGTTCCGGTACGTATTCCCTGTGAGGATTTCCGTGGACGACCAGTGGCTGACCACCGCCGAGCTAGCCGACCGCCTGCGGACTGTCCCGTCCACGGTCCGCTACTGGAAGCACCGCGGCTACGGCCCGTCCGGGACACGGTTCGGGCGCAGGACCCTCTACAAGCTAGCCGACGTCATCGCCTGGGAGAAGCGCCAGCAGGAAGCCCAGCAGGCGGCCGGCGCCGACCCGAGGCCGATGCCCGGCTCCCGCGTGAATCCGGGCGCGGCGGCGTGAGAAACTTTCCGGCGTGTCACCAGTGTGCACCCGCCACTACTTGTGTACGCTAGCGTCATGACTACCACCGAACCGTGCGAGCGGAGCATCCGCGACGTTCGCGAGCACCTAGCCGATGTGATCAACGACGCCATCCGGGGTCGGATCACCTACGTCACCAGCCGGGGCCGCGTGGTCGCGATGATCACCGCGCCACCCGAAGTTGCCGCCGCGGCCGAACTGCCCGCACACGAGGCAGCGCAGTGACCCGCGCCGACGCCCTGGCCGCGATCAGCGCCGAGCGGGACCGCCAGGCGCAGCTCTGGGCCGCACCGCACGCCCACGGGCAGGGTGACTGCTCAAGTGCCGCCGTCCCCCTCATGGTCAAGGTCGCGGTACTCACCGAGGAGTGCGGGGAAGTCGCCCGCGCCGCCCTCGACGGTGACCCGGAAGCACTGAGGACGGAGCTTGTCCAGGTCGCTGCGGTGGCTCTGGCGATCCTGGAAGGGCAGCCGCACTGCACCTGCTACCTGGGCCGCGAGATCCCCGGCACCGACACGAGCCCGGTCACTGACTGCGCGGTCCACGGTCCCGGCTTGCCTGCCGCCGCACCAGTGCACGACCAGGAAGCGTGGGATCACCGCACGGAAGCCGCTGCGAGAGACCTGGGGGCCTGCTGATGGGCACCTACGCGGAACTGCTCGCACGCAAGGCGCAGCTGGGTAGCTCGGCCGGGTTCGAGCCGCTGTGGACGCCGGACTTCCTGTTCGGGTTCCAGCGGATGCTCACGGAGTGGTCGATCCGGCAGGGCCGCGGCGCGCTGTTCGTGGACTGCGGGGGCGGGAAGACCCCGATGTCGCTGGTCTGGGGGCAGAACGTGCACAAGCACGCCGGCAAGCCCGTCCTGCTGCTGACCCGGCTGGGCGTCACCGACCAGATGGTGACCGAGGCCGCCAAGTTCGGGATAGACGCGGCCATCTCGCGGGACGGCAAGATCCCGGCCCCCATCACCGTCACCAACTACGAGCGGCTCGAGCATTTCGACCGGGACAAGTTCGGCGGCGTGATCTGCGACGAGAGCTCGGCACTGAAGTCGTACGATTCGGTGCGGCGGGCGATGGTGAACGAGTTCATGCGGACCGTGCCGTACCGGCTGCTGGCCACGGCCACGCCCTCCCCGAACGATCACACGGAGCTGGGGACCTCCAGTGAGGCCCTCGGGTACCTGGGTCACATGGACATGCTCGGCCGGTTCTTCACGAACAAGGAGAAGACCAGCAAGACGATGGGCGGGAAGTGGCGCCCGCGGGCCGGGGAGGAATGGCGGTTCAAGGGCCACGCCGAGGAACTGTTCTGGCGGTGGGTGTCGTCGTGGGCCAGGGCGATGCGCAAGCCGTCCGATCTCGGGTTCGCAGATGACGGGTTCATCCTGCCGCCGCTGGAGACCCGCTGCAATGTCGTGGAGGCGCGGACGGTGAAAGAGGGCACCCTGTTCGACGTGCCTGCCGTCGGGCTGCACGAGGAGCGGGAAGAGTCACGGCGCACCATCACGGAGCGGTGCGAGAAGGCCGCGGACCTGCTTTCGGACGCCGCGCCCGGCATCGCCTGGTGCCACCTGAACGACGAGGGCGACCTGCTCACGAAGCTGATCCCCGGCGCGGTCCAGGTGACCGGGTCCGATCCGGTGGAAGCGAAAGAGGAGAAGCTCGGCGCGTTCGGCCGCGGGGAGATCCGGGTCCTGGTCACGAAACCCCGGATCGCGTCGTGGGGCCTGAACTACCAGAACTGCCACCGCATGACGTACTTCGTGGACCATTCGTTCGAGGCCTACTACCAGGCGGTGCGCCGCTGCTGGCGGTTCGGGCAGCAGCATCCGGTGATCGTGGATGTCGTCACGACCACGGGCGGGGAACGGGTCCTCGCCAGCCTGGAACGCAAGGCCGTCAAGGCGGACCGGATGTTCAGTTCCCTGACCGCCCACATGAACAACGCGCTGGCTGTCGACCGCAGCGCCACCTACGCCAAGGACACGGAGGTCCCCTCATGGGTCAGGTAGCAGCACAGGTCATCACCGACCGGTACGCCATCCACAACGGCGACAGCATGGAGGTCATGGCCGCCTACCCGGACGGGTGCATGCACGGCGTGGTTTACTCCCCGCCGTTCGCCTACGGCGACGAGGGCGCCGGGGGGGCGGGCCTGTACAAGTACTCCTCCAGTGAGCGGGACCTGTCCAATGCCGGCGGGTACACGGAGTTCTTCGAGATGTACGGCTATTTCGTCGCCGAGCTTCACCGGCTGACGATGCCGGGCCGGCTGAACGCCGTCCACTGCATGGACACCCCGTCGGGGAACTCCGGCGGTGACGCCCTGGTCGACTTCCCCGGTGACGTGATCCGCCTGCATCAGCGGCACGGGTTCGAGTACCTGGGCCGTCACGCCATCTGGAAGGAGCCGCTGGCGGTCCGGAACCGGACGATGGTCAAGGATCTCACTCACAAGACGATCGTGGATGACGCCACGTTCGCGGGTATCGCCGGCGCGGACTGGCTCCTGATCTTCCGCAAGAAGGGGAAGAATCCCGTCCCGGTGACGCACCCGAACGGGTTCACTGCCTACCATGGCGCCAGCGTCCCGCCCGCCGACGTGATGAAGTACCGGGGGTGGTCGGGGAGCCAGCTGGAGAACCGGTATTCGCAGTGGGTGTGGCGGCAGTATGCCGGGTCGGTGTGGGATGACGTCCGCGGCAACCTGGGTCAGTACGATGACCGCAGTCACATGGCGGTCCTGCCGTACCGGGAGGCCCGCGACGAGGAGGACGAGAAGCACGTCCACCCGCTGCAGCTCGACGTGTCGCGCCGGTTCGTGGACATGCGGACCAATCCTGGCGAGACGGTGTTCACTCCGTTTCTCGGCGTCGGATCTGAGGCCTACGCGGCGGTCGAGCTGGGCCGCAAGGCCGCCGGCGCGGAACTGAAGGCCAGCTATTACCGGCAGGCCGTGAAGAACCTGGCCATCCTGGAGTCTGAGCAGCCCGAGCAGACGGTGCTGGCGTTCGAGATGGGCTAGCCGCCCCCATAGACCCCCGTCCCGGTCCGGGTAATGACCGGGGAATCGCAGGGCCAGCCGCGCGCAGGGCGAGGCTGGAGTCCAAACAGAGGAATCGAATTGTCTGTCAAGAGCAAGGTTTTCGCCGCAGCGGCCACGCTGACCCTCGTCGGCGGTGTCGGCGCGGTGGGCGTGATGTCCGCCAGTGCTGCCACCCCGTCGTGCGGGTCTACGTGCGCTGACGTGTTCAGCCGCGAGTTCGGCACCCACCACACGCCGGCGTTCGTTCTCGACGTGTTCCAGCAGGCTGCGAAGGTCGGCCAGCCGGTCATCCTGTTCCGCACGTCGGACACCGACCCGGCTGAGGACTTCAGCGCCGAGTTCAACGGCACCACGTCGGACTTCTTCGCCGCGGGTCTCATGTCCGCGGCGATCGACCTGCATTACGGTTCCGGGATCGGGATGGCCGGCGTCACGGCCGCAGGGAACGGCTACCCGGATGACCCGGCGTTCGAGCTGGAGTACACCCCGTACGGGGTGGCGTCCGGCCTGTGCGCGGGTGTCGCGGCGACCGCCCAGCAGGGCACGAAGGTGACCCTTCAGCCCTGTGGTTACACGAGCAAGACCGCCTGGGTCGTGGACACGCTCGACACTACGATCACCCACGGCTACGTGCCGCTGATCAACGGGTCGGACACCACGTTCTCGCACCCGTTCGTGCTGGACTACCCGAAGAACGGGTATCCGACGAACACTCCCCGGCCGCAGCTGGAGACCGACAGCCTGACCGGGTTCACGGGTGCCTTCCTCGTGCCTGAGCTGGGCACGGTGAACGACAACCAGCTCTGGGGCGCCGACTTCGGCGTGCTGCGCTAAGAAGTAGCTAGTCGCGGTGGGGCAGCCACATCAGAACGCCGGCGATGGGAACGGGCTGATCGGTTCCCGGCCCTCTTTGTCGTTGAGGGATTTTAGATCGCCTGCGTCACCGCGATACCGGATGCCGGGTGGTCCCAGGGAACCGTTTACTCCTGGGGCCGCCCGGCTCCGGGCATGAAAAAGCCCCGCCCGACCTGGGGAGGCCGGACGGGGTGAAGCAGTCAGGCGGTTATCCGCAATAGCCGCCCTTTACCGCAATAAGGGTACATCACCGCTGGTCAGGAGGCCAGCGGACCTAATGGGAGGGTAGCAAGATGAGTGCCAGGACGCCAATCGAAACAGACAATCTACTCACGCCGTCCGAAGTAGCCCAGATGTTCAGAGTTGATCCGAAGACCGTGACAAGATGGGCTAAAGCGGGCAAACTGTCAACAATAAGGACACTTGGGGGACATCGACGTTACAAGGAGGCCGAGGTCCGCGCGCTCCTCGCCGGCACACCCGCCCCCGGCGCCCCCGATCCCCTCGACGCGTCCCTGACGTCCCTGTGGCCTGCCTTCCGGACCGGCCCGGCGGTGACCATCCAGCGGCGCCTGGAGACCGCGGGCTTCAATACGGTCGGCAAGCTGAAGGGCCTGTCCGCTCTCGACCTGGATGATCTGGGTTTCAGCCGGCCGCAGGTCGATGAGGTCCGCCTGGCACTCGCAAAAGCGGGGCTCGCGCTGCACGGCGAGGTGCTCAGCAAGGTCGCCTGACCCCTGGGGCCCGGCCGCGCCTGGGGGGGATCGGCGCGGCCGGGCTTGGCGGGGGTGCTCGCCGGCTGTAACCGGGAGCGCGAGCGGTAACGGTGCGATCACTGCCTAAATACCCCACAGCAACCGATTGAACACTCAACGAGGAGACAACGTAATGAGCATCAAAGCCGCAGCCATCGCGGTTGCCGCAGCCGCAGCGCTGCTGACGTCAGGCGGCATCGCGAACGCCGCTGCCCGTCAGCCGTCGTGGCACGCGCTGACCTTTGTCACCGACCGCCCTGACGGCGGGAACGGTAACCCGGACACCTGGGCTGACGACACCATGACCCGGAGCCTGACGGTCACCCTGACTGGCGGCTCGCCCGGCGCCTACACCTTCACCGCGACGCTCGGCGACATCGGCACCTTCACGACGGTCAAGGGAGCGCCGACCCCGAACCAGGGCGGCTCCTACGCCGGCGACGTGATCAAGTCCAGGGTCACCGGGCAGATGGCGGGTTACGCCGATTTCTCGTTCACTGCGTCCGAGCTGCCGAGCGCGGCGTTCAATGCGGGTGTCGCCTACAGCGAGAACGATCACGGTGCCGACCCGGCCGACAGTACCTCGACGTGGTATGAGCTGGCGTTCCCGCACGGGACCACCTTCGGCGGTATCGGCATCGGGGACTGGTCGTGGCACTACGGCGTGACGGTGACGACGATCTCCTACCGGGTGTTCGGCCGCTTCGTCGTCCCTGTCGCCAGCGAGCAGTACCAGCAGTGGACGGATGGCTATAACAACAACTACGGCGACTCGGCCGGGGATGGCAATATCGCCGGCTAGTCCCGCCCCAACGCAAAAGCAGCGCGCCCCGTCCGAAGACGAGGCGCGCTGCTTCCCGTTTACCTGGGCGGTAGCCTACCGGCTAGCTCGCAGCGGTCAGCGCGGTCACCGCAGCGTCCAGAGGCGCCTGAGCGGCGGCCAGCTGAGCGTTGATGGCGTCCAGCGCGGACGTGTCCACGCCCTGGCCCTGCAGGGTGGCGATCTCCGCGGCGAACGCGGCCTGCGCGGCGGCGATCGCGGCGGTCTGGGTGGTCAGGTCGGCCAGCAGCGCCGTGTCGGTCGCCACGGCAGCATCGATATCCGATTGAGACATGATGATGTTCTCCAGTTTCTCGTTGATTGCGCAGAGCTGCGCGTCGATCCTGTCGAGCACCCGGAGGACTTCCGGGTGGAAAAAGCCGTTCAATTTTTCGCCACCTTTCAGCGTGGCACTCATGCATGTCGTGGTCTAAGTCCGCTAGACTGTTCGACATAAAGCGGCCCGGCCGATGTGCAACCACCGAACCGGGCCTGAACCCACACCGACTACTGAGACCCGGTGCAGGTTGTATCGCAACTATAGGTTCCTTCTGCGGCCGACTGCTAAGCAGATAGCCGCGTTCGAGGCGTGCCTTGAGGACACCCGCGAGCTATATAACGCCGCGCTTGAGGAACGCGTTGAGGCATGGCGGATGGGGAAACGCCGCATCTTCTACAGCACACAGGCGGCACAGCTGAAGGAGATCCGTGCCGCCGCCCCGGAGCGGTTCACCCGGTGGGCCTACAGTTGCGAGCAGGAAACTCTCCGTCGCCTTGACGATGCGTTCCTAGGCTTCTTCCGTCGCGTCAAGGCAGGCGAGGTACCCGGCCATCCTCGCTTCAAGGGGCGGGGTCGGTGGAACTCCATCGAGTGGCCGGAGAATGGCCATGCATGCCTCTGGGATTCTGTCCCGCATCCGACCGTGACCCGCGTGAAGCTTCAGGGCATCGGCCACGTCCGCGTACACCAGCACCGCCCGGTCAGGGGCATCGTCAAGAGGATCACGGTAAGACGTGAGCTTGGTCGCTGGTACGTGATCCTGACTTGCGATGACGTGCCGGTTGAGGCACTGGCGCCGACTGGCGCGGTCGTCGGCATCGACCTAGGCGTGATGTCGTTCCTGACGACCAGCGACGGGAAGCACGTCCCGAACCCGCGCCCGCATGCCGCCATCACTGAACGTCTTGCCGCCGCCAACCGGAAGCACTCCCGCAAGAAACTAGGAAGCAATCGCAGGCGCAAGGCCACCCGGCGGGTTGCGGCACTGTACGGCAAGGCACGCCGCCAGCGCCTCGACCATGCCCATAAGACCGCGCTGGCTCTCGTCCGTGACCATGACGTGATCGTGCATGAAGCATTGAAGATCGCGAACATGACCCGCCGACCGAAACCGCGGCCGGTTGGTGACGGCACGTTCGAGCCAAACGGCGCGGCGGCCAAAGCTGGGCTGAACAGATCCATCAAGGATGCGGGATGGGGTAACTTCCTGCGGATACTCGCCGCCAAGGCAGAATGGGCCGGACGGACGGTAGTCGCAGTAAACCCCCAGAACACCTCGCAGCGATGCGCTCAGTGCGGGCACGTCGCCAAGGGGAACCGTGCAAGCCAGGCCGTTTTCCGGTGCCTGTCGTGCGGCCACGAGGCCCACGCGGACGTGAACGCGGCCATCAACATCTTGCGGGCAGGGCTTGCCCGTCAGGCGATAGCTGCCTGAGAATCCTGCGGACTCAATCCGCAGGAGGAGTCACGAAAAAATCCTTGCATCGCCGGCTGGCCGCCTTTCTGCTCGTGGCCGCCGTTACCTACCGCCGGGCCATCCCGCCTGCCCGGACGTATTCACCAGCGGCCCCCTCAGCCGCGCGGGAGCGAGACCTACATCCCTGCCGCCGCCAGTGCCGTCGCGATCTCCGCGATGACCTCAGCGGCTTTCACCGCGTCCTCCGCGATCACCGCGACCTCGGGGACGTCAGAGGCCTTAGCCAGCGTCACGACGGTGTTAGCGAGCACCTGGAGTTCGGGGAGCAGCGCCCGGACCTTTGACACGTCGGCCTTGAGGCGGGTGATGTCGGGGGCTACGTGCTGCTGCAGCCAGTGCTCGATGTGGGCGGCGATGCCGGGGTCTGCGGCATGGGACATGGCTAGAGCCCCTTCGATGCGAGGAAGGAAAGGAGTTCCGTGACGTCCTTCTCGGTGCTTGCGGCCACGTCCCGGACAGCGGCGGCGAGCTCACCCAGAAGGCCCTCATGCCCGGCCGGGCCGGCTGCGGGCTGGCCTGCGGTCCCGTCGAGGCGGGGCATGTCGGCGTTCAGCGCGGCGATGTTGATCCCGTGGCCGTCAGTACCCGCGGTGCGGATCTCACCCGGCAGGACCGCCCACGCCTCGTCGCTCATCCGGTGCCAGGCCGGGTAGGCGATGCGGACGACCTGGCCCCAGGTGACGCCGTAGAGCCACTGGCTGTCGTAGGCCACGAGGATGATGCAGTGCCCGCCGATCTCGGCACCTGCGGCGTCCTCAGCAGTCCATGTCCACGGCCCGGGGCCCTGGGCGGCGTCCATCATGCCCTGGGTGACCGTGATGCCCACATAGGCGAAGTCGTAGGCGTCGATGCAGAACTGGAGAGTCGGCACGTCGTGGACGGCGACGGGGGCGTAGGCGGCTACCGAGTGGCCGTAGAACCCGTGCGCACGGACGTAGGCGAGGAACTGAGAGAGGACGACACCGGAGTCCTGGCCGCCCGTGTACTTCAGGTAGTAGCTGATGACCTCGGCGGCGGGCGGGAACGCTTCGGTCTCGCGGGTGTCCGCTGCGGCGGCCTGGAAGCCGTGGGTGATCCCGGCAACGCCACAGTCTCCGTAGACGTCGTTGCCGTCCATGCCCCACGCTGGGACGGCGGGGATGGTCACGCTCGGCGGCGGCTTCGGGAGCGGCCCGGCCGAGTAGAAGGTGAGGTCCCGCAGTCCCGCCGGGATCTGGCCGGGAAGGCGGCCTAGCTTCAGGGTCAAGACGGGCTCCGATCAGGGGCTGGATGTGTAATACGGGAAACCGGGCGGCAGCGGCAGCGTGGCGATCACGGCCACGTCCGCGGCGGTGTAGGCCTTCGCGGACACGCCGAAGACGTGCTCCGGCGTCGTACTGCGCGCGGCTGCTATCTCGCCGAGCGTCTTCCCGCCCGGCGCGGTGTGCCGGAACGGTCCCGCCTGCGATCCGCCCGCCCGGATGGCCGCGGCCAGCGCGATGATCCGCGGTCGCTGGGCTTTGCGGGTGTCGCCGGGGCAGTCGAAGTGGCCGCCGAACGCGACGCCGCCCATCCCGTGCCAGCCGAGCCCCTCGGTGCTCGGCGAGTTGCTCATCTGGAGGGGGAACCGGCCGACATC